TGTTAAAAGAATAGGCCATATTATTCCAAAAAATTTAGATGGTGGTCTAAATTTTACATTAACGCCTGAATTTTTATCAAGTTTACATACAGAAGTTGCTGAATACACAGCAATCATTGGTATAACGAGAAGAATCCATTCAAATTTCTTTGGTAGAGATAAAGTTTTAAGCATTTTATTTAAAGTATATATAAAAAAAGAAACATCACAAATTATAATGTTCCCGAAAATAAAGTACTTAGGTCGACAACTTCTTGTCGCATTCTAGTTCGCTTTTCTTTTACAATTTCCTGGTTATTGATAATAACTTCTCTTTTGGCATTTCTATGCTGACGACGCTTTTCTCTTGAAATATTCTGTTCTGATACACTTTTAACTTGAATTACTTCAGGTTCGATGTCAATTTCATCAGCATATTCGTTAATATATAGCTCATTTTCAACAGCAGTTACGATCTCTGCTTTCAGCATTTTACTAGTCTTGATATCAAGCTTTTTAGCTTTAATGATGTCTTTCAACTGTTTAACTGTTAGCTTATTCAGATCTGTTTTGCCACAAATGTTTTCAACGACATTCTCAATAGGAATCATAGAATCAACACGATATTTTTTGACATTATCAGTGTCATCATCATCTCTCTTTCTTTTGAATTCCTTTTTCTTATCAATTTTGATAGTAGATTGAACTGTAATTTTATTATAAATTGGATTTATATACTCACCAGTATCTTCAAAATCACCTGTTAATTCTACATTTTTAATTGATTTGATAAGAGAATCTACTACGTATTCGTTGCAATCAAGGATTCGCAAAGATTTCATTCATTAATTTGTGTTGTTATATTATTATAATTCAAGTCCTGTTTTTTAATATTTTTATAAAAAAACTTCATCAAAGGATGAAGAAGATAGTTAGTATCTTTTTGAAGTTACATAAATTTAGAACGGAAATCATCATGATCTACGATCATAATTCCCTTTTCCTTTGCCTTCTTCATTTTAGACGACACGGAAGTTTTGTCCTTTGTAACAAGTAAAGTGGTATCATTAGTAAGTGAACTAGATTGTTCACCACCATTTTTCTTAACCACATCCACAAATTCAGCAACAACACCGCCAGTAAACAACACCTTCTTCAATAGAGGGTTACCTTTGACAGTTACAGTCGTTTTATTAGAACTTTTCTTAATTTTCTTAATGTCATAGCCAATCTCTGTCGCAAATGTCTTAAATTTGTCAAGATTGTCAATGAAAACATTAGCACTTTTTTCGGAAAATCCCTTAATCAATACAATATCCTCTTTTGTGAAAATACGATTGATATCATATTTATCTGTAATTAGGATTATTTTTTTGCTTCCAAGGTTTGGAAACACATTCGACTTACTCATCATTTGATGAACAGGAACACTTTCATAATTCCCCTTTTTGAAATTCGTAAGAACTTTCATGAGGTTATCTGAAATTTTTCCCTGAAATCCATCAATGTTTGTAAAGTTACTTTTTGTCATATTCAGAATCTGCGGAATCGTTTTGTATCCACTTGAATATAACTTTTTTAGAGTTTCCTTTCCAAAACCCTTCAGTTCGAAACCATGAAAGAACGCATAGTTCTCCGCAATCTGTGCTTCATCATCAAGCACATCGATCATGATATCGACATTCGTAGAATTCCATTTTCCTTCTGGCAAAACCACCTTATTTGAAGGTTTTAGCACATTTTCAATGTATGGAATCACATCGCCACGACGAGTTACAGAAACAATTGCTCCAATGCCAATTTTCTTATCCACAATGAAACGAGCATTTTGGCCCGAAACTTTTTTCACAGTAGTTCCACCAATTTTTACAGCATTCACATGCACAACTGGCTTACGAAGACCGTGTTTAGAAGTAGACCAAACAACATCAATAACTTCCGTTTGACCCATTTGAGAATCAAATAGAGCCTTGAAAGCAATAGCATGCTTAGGATTTGCATCCTTACGTTCGTAAACACCATCGCTTGCGATGATGATACCATCAATAGTAAACTCATTGTTTTCTTTCCAATCTTTTAGGATATTAAATGCTGAATCAGCCGTAATTTCCTTATTAATCTTGTAATGCTTAGCAGTCTGAAAACCAATTGTCTTCGCGTACTCAAACTGTTGAGACGGTTTCAATTTAGGTTCAATAACTTCATAAGCGATGAAATTAACAACATGAATTTTCTTGTGAATACTCTTAGAATTTACAATACCACTCATAGCATTGCGAGCATTCCCGTGATCGAAATTCGTTTCGAAAACAGAATCCTCAATAATGAGCTCACCACGAACGACAACATCGACCTTTTTGATATTGTTGAAACTTGAAATCTTAGAAATAAGGTTTGAAATGTCTGTACCATACTCACCGTTACCACGTGTAAAGAGCTTGCGAGTTCCAGCCTTCTGAACAAACAGGGCTGAAACACCATCAAGCTTCTGACTTACAAGGTAAGGAGCGGAATATTTAGAAGTCCACTTAGAAAGAGTCTCCTTTTTATGCTTGTCCATAGAGGGCAAGAAGAAAGGTAACTTGATCTTCTTAGAATCAGAAACTTCATGTCCAACTTCCTTTAAAACATGGTTAGTTGGATCAAGCTCTTCAAGCTTATCGATAAGATCATCGAACTCTTCATCAGTCATAATTGGAGTTCCAGAATTGTAATAGGCGTCACGCGCCTCGGTAATTTTCTGCTCCAACTCTAGAATCGTCATTTTTTCAATAATATAACCTATATTATTATTTGAAACCAAGTTCAAATTTTTAACATTTTTTCTTTTTAATGTCCGTTTTTTATTAGGAATTTTTGAAGTTCTTGTAAGCTTCATATATAATGTTCATATATATTTTGTTTGAAGTTTTAATCCACTAAACGCAGTCTTCATATAATTCAAGAGAATCTATTGGCGTACTGCTTAACTTATCTTCATTATTAATAAACTCCGTTAAATCCCTTTCAAGGTTCTGATCATCATCAATGTTTTTATTTTTAACTATTCGTTCCTTTTCATTTATATTTAAAAACTCATTAATTTTCTCAAAATTCACAATAAAAATTCCTTGTGATATCATCAAAGCTATTATCAATACGAACAAAATTATATAAAGGAACATTATAAAAGTATAAAACATAAAAATTTTATAAATTTTTACGCAATTGGTTTCAATTTTTTTAGAATAGACTGTATTTGATCGAGTGATATACCAAATTGATTTGTTTTGGGCTTACTTTTAATGGTTTCAGTCTTTTTAAGGACTATTGAATTAAGTAAAACCGCTTTCGGCGGTTGATTCTTATCCATCGCCATTTTTTGCTTGATTGCTTCCATTGGTATTCCCATTTTAAGCATTTTCTGGTATTTTTCAGGCAATTCGTCCTTTTTCTCCGTTGGTTGTTCTACTGGTTTCTCAACTGTTTTCTCAACTGTCTTTGGAAATTGTGTTTGAGAAATATTAAATTCAAAATCGTGTTTTTTCAACTGTAGAATTTCAAATTTCAAAGTATTTACCTGTTCGTCTATAATTATTTCCGTTTTCAATTTAGGCAAAATAATCAAATCTACAATTGATTGTTCTTTTAATGTTTGTTCTGTTTCTTCTTTTGAAAGACCAAAAAACTTACAAGATTCATTCAAATAACAAAAATATGCAGAATTGAAGTTTTCAATCTTCAATTTTTTCAAAAATTTCATCAAATGTTCATCTGATGTTTTTATTAGGAAATAGTTCTGTTCCAGATTTGATTTTGTAATTGTTGCGTTATTTAGTTGGAATACAAATGGGTTTCCATTTTGGGTAAAAAGGTATTCCTTATGAAATTCTTGATTATTTATAAGGCATTTACGCAACTTTTTTGTATTTTTCAAACTCGAAATCATTATTATTTTATGATATTTTTATTTGTTTATATGATGAACACAAAGAGAATGTCAAAATATCATTAAGTATCCTTATTGAACTTAAACAGGTGTTTCTGTGGTATCATAAGCCGGTTTGAAGGTTAGACCGTATTCAGTATTCTGTTTTCCACCTTTTAAAATTGTAGTGATGTTGTTAAACTTTTCTGTAATCCCATTATTATTAGCCCAGTTATTGAAATCCTTTGTTGATACGAAAATTTTGTCACTAATTGGCTCACCATCTTTAAACGCTTTAAAATGACCTTCTTTATTTTCTTGGGCTTTTCTTAACTGGTTAGCACTTTTATCTTTTCCATTAGAATCATCGTTGCCAAGATAGAATGTCCCCCAAATATTAGAATTCTCTTCACCATTTTCACTTTGTCTTTTAACTAATGGATGTTTAAGATCACCGTCACAGTGGCAAAGCTTTGATCCAGATTGTATTCCATTTTGTAATTCTTTAATTTCTTCAATTGAGGCAAACCAATACCACATAATAGTGTATATGACATGATCGTTGTACATTCTTCTTTTTCTTGCTTTATCCCAACTCCCATAAGATTTTTCTCCGCATTTTTTCATAACTCTTCCACAATTAGATATAGCTGTTGGTATTTTATCATCTTTACCATTATATAAATCTTTACTCACTTTTTTATGTTCATCATCTAAATCTTTATAATACGTCCATATTTCCTTCACTTGATATTCCTCAATTACATATTTATTATTATCACTGTCAAGTCTCCATTTAGTTATATAAAGGTCTTCTTGTGATTTAATATAACTTTGACCACGCACAAATGTGTATTCAGTATATCCACAAACAGATGTTATATCTCCTCTTAAATATGTATTAATATTGGTTGATAAACTCTTAATCTTTTTTTCATATTTGTTACCCGTTTCTTTTCCTTTATAAATCACCTTCGCACATTCTTCGGCGTTTGTATATTCAATAATGTCTCCATTATCATCTGTTACATCTACACCATTTTTTTTGATGGATACAGACTTTGATTTAGTTTTACTCTGTTTATTTTTTGTTTCAACACTTCTTTTTGTGTCAAAATAACCTGTTCTAGCACTATTTTCACTATGTGAAACAACTTCAAGAAGATTTGGATGACAGCGTCTACTAGAACCTGGACCCAATAGATGGTCAACAGAAACAATATGATTTCTCAAATTTTCAAAGAAGAATCTCCATTTAAAATATGGATAGAGACTTACAAGAAACATAATGTGAAGACAAATGCCAATTGGTTCGTCTAGTTGTTTACCGTTAATAGCATAAATTTTTGTTGTAGCATTTTTACCACCTAATGTCTTACCATAACTATTATACAGCTCACCCGTAGCAATTTCAAAGTAATATCCTTTAAGTTCTACAAGTTCAAAGGAACATTCACCATTCTCATCCTTTTTGAGAATATAATATAGTGCTGGGACATATTTAATACCGCGATAATAGCCTTTGAAATGTGGAATAAAGGGATACTTTGTGGAATAATACACATTGGTTGGGTCATCAATAGTTTGTTTCTTACGTGTATCTACATATTTTTTGAAAACTACTCCATTTTGCTTTTGTATTTCTTTATTGTCATCTTGCGTTTTATAATAAGTTCCTTCCTTACCTGGCTCGAAATTTCTGAAATCCATGATTTTTGTTATAATTATGTAGCTTTATATTTTTATATGATTTTTTTTCGCACACATTTTTCAAAATTTATTTAGGAATTTTGAAGGTGATTTGTAAATTATCATTTGTGTTCATCACAATCTGATTTTGTGTTTATTTTTTACGATGTTTTTTAACAGAATTTCTAAATTGGATGTCAGTTAAAACCAAATATTTTGTTACGATCTTTTGTTTAACAAGTTTATCAAATACTTTTTCAACATATTCTTTTGCTTTGTTTATATATGAAGGATTTCCTTCAAATGTTTCTTCTGTTGGAAAATTTGGTATTCCTGATTTCATCGAAGAGTAAGGCATATCCCAGCCACGGGGTAAGCTGTTATAATACCAGCGATGACCGGCTTTTTCAGATTCAGGTGAACGATAATAAACAACATGGAAAGGTTTCATCTTCTTCCAAACCTTTTTCTTATTTTCATCATAATTCACATAGTAGGTCCATTCAGTATAATCATCTATATATGAAGTGTTAAGTTTAAATTTGCTCGCAGGCTCTTTAGGTTGAGGCATATGTTTTATAAATAAAACATATATAAAAAACAGACCTTTCGGTCAAAATGTGTTTTTTTTTGGAAAATTCATATATGTATCAATACGCATTCTCATAGAGAGTACGATTATACCAAGGAGCATTTTCATAGTTGAAATTGTCCGCATAATCAAACATACTATTCATTTCTGTCACAGATGTAATATCCCATTCTCCTATAGGTTGATTGAAATTTTTAGCTTCGCAGAAAATACAATCCATAGTCGTTACTTTTGAAATATTCCAACCTTCAATCGGTTTATTGAAACTTTCCGCCGACCAGAACATATTTGTCATATTAGTCACGCTAGATGTGTCCCATTCACCTATAGGTTGATTGAATAGTTTAGCACATTCAAACATTGCTTCCATAGTAGTCACACTAGAAGTGTTCCAGTTGGAAATATCTTGATTGAAACACACAGTATATCTAAATATACGGTTCATATCTTTTACACTATAAGTATCCCAGACACCAATAGGTTGATTGAAATTTTCAGCAAAATGAAACATGTCACTCATATCAGTAACACTTGACGTATTCCACCCAGAGATGTCATGATTGAAATTTTTAGCATGATAAAACATACCGCTCATATCAGTGACACTAGATGTGTCCCATTTAGAAATATTATCATTGAAACTTTTATATTTTTCAGTTTTTCGCCAATAATCATCCATAAAATTTTCTGAATCTTCTTCTTCATCATCTCCAACATAGACGTAATCATCGTAATTAAACAAATTGCTCATGTCAGTCACATTAGATGTGTCCCATTCGTTAATTTTACCATGTTTATTTATAATTTGTTCCATTTCTTTACCTCCTTCAATGTAACGTTTGACAGCAATACGAATTCTATCGTTAGTCAAAGGTAAATACTCAATACAAGGAAAAATCTCGTAAAGTGCCACAAACTCAGGTAAATATACAGCATACTCATACTCATCACTCATCTTCATTCTGTTAGTCATATTTTTTTGTAAAACACACTAATTAATATGTGACTATTTCAAGGGTCATTTTTGAACATTTTTTACTATTTAAAAAACCTTTCGGTCAAAAATGATAAATATCATTTTTATTCATTTAACCAATCTAAATCTTCAATATTCATAGATTCAGCACCATATAACATATTTCTCATATCGGTCACTTTTGAAGTATCCCAATTACCAATATATTGATTAAAATTTTTGGCATTATAGAACATATGAGACATTGTTACAACACTAGTTGTTTTCAAATCCCCGATAGGTTGATTGAAATTTGTAGCACCAAAGAACATACCGCTCATATTAGTTACATTAGAAGTGTTCAACATAATAGGTTTATTGAAATTAGTTGCTGAACAGAACATAGAATTCATATCTGTTACTTTAAAAGTATCCAACTTATCAATAGGTTGGTTGAAATTCGTAGCATGTGAGAACATAGAACTCATATCTTCCACGCTAGAAGTGTCCCAACCTTGAATAGATTGGTTGAAATCAGCCGCAGATGAAAACATAGAACTCATACTAGTAACACTAGAAGTGTCCCAATCTTGAATAGATTGGTTGAAACTTTCTGCTTCCCAAAACATGTATCGCATATCTGTTACTTTGGAAGTTTTCCAACATCCAATAGGTTGATTGAAAGAAACACACCCATCAAACATAAAACTCATATCTGTAACATTAGACACATCCCATTTTGAAATATCTTCGTTAAATTTACAAAGTTCTAATAGATTTCCATTATCATAGTTAATATCACGATTTACACCAAATAAATTGTTCATATCAGTAACTTGTGACACATTCCAATCTTCAATTGCACCATAACGCATAATAGAAATATCCTTCTTAAAACCACCTTCAAGGTAGTATTTAACAGCAACACGAATAGAGTCGTTGTCTAATGCCGTAATAATGTAAGGATTTATCTCGTAAATCGCTAACATATCTGGAAGATACGAGTGATATAGTTTTACCTTTTTAGAATTGTAGTCATATGAATCGTCCATTCTAATTCGCTTTGTCATATTTTACATATTGAGAAGTATATAGAGTTTCAAGTTAGTTTTTTAAACATTTTCCTGTATAAAAATCTCAAAAAATATATTATATTATTTTAAATGACATTTGGTTTTGCTTTTGTAGAAGGTAATGGTCTTAAAACAACAACGGGTGGCAAAGGAGGAAAAAGATATGAGATTGATGGTGATGTTGAAGAATTTCATGATCTGTGTGAAGATCTTAGTAAAGACAACGAACCATCAATTATCATTCTAAAAGGAACTTTTAAATTGGATCCGGATGACACATCTGTTTTTAAGATACCATCCAATTGTACTGTTTATGGTGAAGGTTGTACTATAATAGGTGGGATTGAAATTAAGGAACAAGAAAATGTAATTATCCAAAATATAAATTTTGGATTAGCAGATCGTGATGAGTTTGACGAGGAACATGACAATCTTGTTATATATAGATCACATCATGTTTGGGTTGATCATTGTAATTTTACAAAGAGTCCTGATGGAGCACTTGATATAAAACGTGAAGCGAGTTTCATAACTGTTTCATGGTGTGTATTTGGTAAAGACCAACATAAAAACATGTTAATAGGTCATGACGACGATCATGATGAAGATGAAGGTAATTTAAAGGTTACAATTCATCATTGTTGGTTTAAGAGTCAGACACGAAATCCACGTGTAAGATATGGTGTCGTTCACGTTGTTAACACTCTTTACGATCAGAATAAGGTTGTTGGTATTGGTTCTGCATATCATTCAACTGTTCATTCCGAAAGAAATTATTTCTACAAATCAGCAAAACCTTATGATAACGATTACGGTGAAGACGATAAGGATAGAGGTGTAATATATTCGGTTGGAGATAAACACGATGACGTTTCCGATTTAAGAGTGGATGAGTATAAACAGGAGAATAGATTAGATGAACTACCATACAAGAATTATCCGGTTGATAATGTTGAAGATGTAAAAGAAATTGTTGAAAAAGGTGCTGGTGTTCAAGAAGATATTAAATATGGTCAAGAATTTAAGAAGGTAAATGTAACTGAAAAACCGACTGAAGAAGATGAAGAAGATGTAGAAGAAACTGATGACGATGAGGAAGAATCAGAAGATGAAAGTGGTGGCAACTACGATGGTAAATATGACGATATGACAAAAGGTCAACTAGAAGACGAAAAGAAACGTTTAAAAAAGAAGGATAAAAAAAAGTATAAAGAAGAAATTAAGTATATTTCTGATTTAGTAAGTGCATTGAGAGGCAAAGATGATGATGATGATGATGATGATGATGATGATGATGATGATGATGATGATGATGATGATGATGATGATGATGATGATGATGATG